GGTTGGATGTGATTATTAACCTCATTATTATTTACACCCAGACATGCATTGATGAATTTAGTTAATATTGCTCCCATATAAAATTAGAGTGGATTAAATAATTTAACAAAAATATAATTACGTAATACAAGAGGTTTATTTTTCGAAAATTTATATAAATGATAGAATATATTTTGATTACATTTATTTTATTGATATTTTTACCAATGCTATACATTAAAATAAAATACCCATTTTGGAGCCATCAGCCAATATTCCATACTTATGATTATTTGAGATACTGGACAAAAAATCCATTTGTTATTCAAACTGGAAAACCTTTAAAAAACAAGTATTTATCGCCTTTTGTAACTACATATAGGTTCTTGGACATTGATGATAATAAAATACAAGATATGGAAAAATTTATACAAGACCATCATGTAGAATCCGACAAAGTGTTAACAATGATATCTAGAGATGATATTCAAACCGAGCTATCTGTAAACGAGCACCCTTCATTTATCTCATTTTATAACGAAAAACGCATAGAATATGACCATTCCCAAACAAAAATTATTGAAAAGGATACATTAACCGGTTGTATGACGTCAAAAGCTATAAAAATATATATGAATACGGATGATAAATTCCAAGAAAGTGTATACTATTGGGACTATATATGTACACATCGTAATTTACACGACAAGTTTATTGGCCGTAATTTAATTCAATCACACGAACGTTATCAGAGATTAAATAATACTAATATATCGGCGTCGCTCTTTAAATTTGAGACAAATTTATGCCCAGGTGTAGTTCCGTTATTATCATTTAATGTCCATACTTACCCCATTGTCCAAGTGATACGACCACCAATGTCCAAGTTTTCGATTGAGAGATTAAAAGGCCCCAATGTTAGTATTTTATTTGATTATTTGTATAACATAACACATAATATAGAGTATAAGCCATTCTTATTATCTATCTTCCCTGATACTACTACATTAGACCATCTCATAGAAAATAATAAAATAATTGTCTATGCTTTATTGCAAAAGTCCAAGATAGCCGCACTATATTTCTTTAAAGACCCTAAATTATGCTATGATCTCGATGAAGAACGAAATGTAATCGAATGCATAGGGAGTGTTTCTATTAAAAGTGTCGGTGACGAAAAAGTAAATTCCATTTACTTTGGTGGGTTTTTACATTCATTATATGATATTCAACAAACATATAATAACAAATTTAAATTAGTCACATTCTTTGAATTAGGGAATAATACAAGTATTATTGAACGATGGAAATGGAAATATACACCCATATCTATAACAAAGAGCGCTTATTATTTATACAATGCTGTTTTACCCGGTATGCCTATAAACAATACAAATGCATTGGTCATATTATAATTTATATAAAGTTTCGATTTATGTTTTATCAATATTAACGAATATACTTACCTGATCTTGCGAATGAATCGGCAATAAAAATAATGAAAACGCCCAAAAATGTATACAATACAAACTCTTCGGTTATATTACTTGTTTTTTCGTTTTGTTGCTGTTCAAGCATGTAAATCATATAATTTACTTTTTCTAATAGTTTATTATCAACTATGCTGTGTGTATTTTGCGTATTATTCGTTTGATACTGCACCGGTGTTGTCATACGAGTAGGTTCGTAAATTCGTCGATAGTTTCCATATGGATTGGGCTGTTGTGAATTCCCTAAATCTATTCCATCGGCTACAAAATTAGACCCTTCCTTTTCAATTTTTGGAGGATGAAGTTGTAAATGATTTGGAATAGAGGGTAATGGGTCATCACTTGAACGACCTAAACCTTGGTTCTCGTCCGTTTTTTTTTGCATATTGGGGAGAGGAATAGGATTAAAATCCGCAAGTTTATTACCATCATTTTCTTCTAAAACTGACGACATATTATTAATCAATTGATTAACACGTTCACTACGTTCATCGTTTACATTTATATCTTCTTCAAATGACGTAGGTCGTTCATAATTATCATCAGTATATTGGTTATCTAAATCTTTTTCTAAAGCTGGCACTTTCTTCATTGTTTTTCTCATAGTTGGATTTCGTTTTTTAGCAGAATCATTGGTATTCCACATTGAGGCTGTTGCTAATAACGACATTTTTTTATTTTATACTTAAAAAATACGTAGAAATTTATCTATCTTAATTAACTGTATATTTATTGTTATATTTCGATACAATATTTCTCATAATATTATAGATTAATGATTGATTGTATAGCGAAATTATTACCCCTTTTCATTTTTTATCTATTTTTCGCATTCCCGGATGACTTTTTATACACGAGTATCACACCTTTAGGACGTTTTATTGCTATTGTGTTAATATTATTTTATTCTTTATTCAATACCTACACGGGTCTAGTAATGTGTGCGATTGTTATTTTTTATTATAATTTAAATTCAGTTGAAAAAACCAGTAGTTTCGACACGTTTATGTTGGTTGGTAACAATACATTTCAGCCATTTGTCCAAGAAAATTTTCAAACGAATGATAATAAAAAAGAATTTAGACAAAAGCATTGTGAAAATGGCTCCTTGAAATACAAAAATAATAAGGTTCGAAATGAGAATGCCGAACATATCTTTCCTGAACTCGAGTTTTTAGAGGAACCTTGTAATCCGTGTAGTAACAGTTGCGGATTTACCGTACGCGAACAATTAAAATTACACGAAGAAATGGTTTATCCGAAAAATGACGACAAATGGGTGAATTCCATTTGGAAAACCTGGTTTAGTGATGATCCGCCATTTGCGTTCAATGATAAAGCCACATATAAAACTATTTAATTGTTTTTATTTTTAATACATTTTTATCTAATTATTTTATAGATAAAAATGAAAACACAATTAGGACAAAAAACAAAACAATTTATGAAAACCGTTCACAATAATGTAACTATGTTAAATGGTAGTAAAATATTCGCAGGTATCATGATTATTGTTTTACAAATATCGTCTCGTTTTGTAACCATTCGTTTAAGTAAAACGATGGAGACTTACCTTAAATATACATTTAGTAAACAAATTTTGATATTCGCAATTGCATGGATGGGTACTAGAGACATCTATATAGCTCTCTCTATAGCAATTATTTTCAGTTTAATCACGGATGTGTTATGTAATGAAGAAAGTAATTACTGTATGTTACCTAACAATTTTAAAGAATATCATATCCAATTAGCCGAAGAAAAAGAGGATGAAAATAATGATATTACGAAAAATATACCAGGTATGCCTCCATCTAGCAACGCCATTTCAGAACAAAAACGTGAAGGATTAACCACAAAAACCAATTTACGCGATAAAACAAAGGTTGTTACCGAAGATGAAATAAAGAAAGCAATGGATGTTTTAGACAATGCTAAGCAACAATATACATGGAAATCTTTAGACGAACCCTTTTTTAAATAATTTATAAATTTTATTTGTCGATAAATAAAATTTACCAGGTAAAAGTGTAACAATAATATAAATAATGAATTCGATAGATCAAAGTATTGGTATTCGACCTATTCATATTCGATTTACTACAAATGATAATCCTATGGTTGAGAATATATTAACACGAGATATGATCTATATACCACCTAAAGATATAGAAAGAGACACGGAAATAACAAAAACCTTATCTCAACAAGAAAACCCTGATAAAAATGTAGTTTCTCAGAGTGAAGACGAATTATCACAATACCCCTTTTTTACTGATACTGTACGTATTCCAATGGCTACTATATTAAAACTTTCAAGAGAAGATCAAATTAAATTACTATTTAATAAAACACTTTTTAAACAAAAAATCGGGAATAAAACATACGTTGACCCGGAGATACGAAGTATCAATGCCGAAGCAAATATAAAAGTAATTTTAAGCATTTTATTACCCACTTCATTTCCTGTGAAAAATAACATTTATGAAACATTTAGTGGAAATATTAAAGGATTAACTGTTTCTAGTGATTTTAAATCAGATAGTAGCATTTTTGGACTTTTATTTTCAGATGAAGATAATAAATATGGCTATGTTAATATTGATGGTAAAACGTGGACTGTTGTTAAAATTAATCTAATTAATGATTTAATCAATGATAAAACATTTAGACCATTACTTCAAAGTGGGATTATTTTCAAATCATGGAAACAACAAAAAATACGGGATTATAAAAATGATGCGGATAAACTTGAAAAAGATTTGTCGGTTTTAATTAAAGAAGATTTACCTAATATAAAAAAACTTTTAACCAGAGACGCTAGCAAAGGCGACGACGAACAAAGAGAAGAATTCAAAATAAGACAACAGTTATCGCGCGGTGCTCAAAATGCAGCGGGTGTAATTGTCCCTACACGTTTATTAATACCATTTATTGATGAATTATTTAAAACAACCGATGAAGTAAATATTATTGATTCATTTAGTAAAATGGAAGATTTACGATTACGTAGCGGAACAGAACGTAAAGATACGTATATTCCATTAAGTATTGCTAGAATGAAAGGGTTTACCGAGTTACTTAAAAAATCAAACGAATTTATCTTTAAAAAAGAACTTATTATACAATTAAATTCATTAAAAAAGGTATACGAAATAATAAAAAATAAAAAACAAGATAAGGTCGAAGACCGTATATTACGTGAAATATTAAATAATCCTCAATTAAAAGCATTTTTAGATGAAGTTTTAAAATATAGATCACCGAACAGATCTTATTCAAATGATAAACTGGTAAATATTTTAGAAGAAATTGATATTGATATTGACCGTTTTCTTAATTTTATTGATTATGTTAGTAAAATAAATATTGAGAATGAAAAACCAAAACAAGAATTACTTTCAGATGATAGTATGACCGATATTCTTAAAACAGGTATAATGACTGTTTCTGATAAAATTAAAACAGACGACGATAAAGATATTTTTGGTCTGAATGTGAATTATTATTACGATTGTTTAATGAATTTACAATTAATTGATGGTATAGTTAATGATGATAATATTGATGATGTTAAATGTCCATATAAACAAGAGATGTTAAATATTATGTATAGTAATTTAAAATATGCCGATCAAAAAAATCCCATGCTATTTTATATAGGAAGTAAACCGTTTGATATGGCTACTACAAAAAAAGGAGGACGAATTAGTAAAAAAACTAAAACAAATAAACGAAAAACCCAAAAAGGGGGTTATAAGGGTAGACCATCGTCTGTAAGAAAGACAATTCGATCTACTAATACAGCTAAACGGGGTGAGAAAAAATCCAAAAATATGCGATTATCCCGTTTCCAAACTATTTAATATGTATAATTAATAAAATTGAGGCACACCATTATCGAATGACCCGACTTCATCACCAATATCGTCGTCATCCAGTGCTAAGTAAATCTCTCCGCCTTCTGCATCCGCTGTAAAATACTTTTTACCGCGAATGGTCACTTCAAATACCTCTTCTTCTACTTCAATCTCCTCTTCCTCCTC